TTACTGTCGCCCGAGTGGGTGACGCGCAGGGTGAGGGAAATCATGCAGTTCCCCTCGCAACCTGCCCGACGACGGGCCACGTCACGTCAGCGGTCGAAAGCTCGCCGACAGCGCCGTTCAGAGCGGTCCACTCCGTCACGAGCACGGTGCCCGAGTAGCGGGGCGCGGTGCCAGCAGCGGCAATCGCGGTGCCGAACGGGGCCAGCTCGAACGCAGCGGTGCCACCAACGAGCGGGGCAATCGTGGCGTCAACCTCGCCAGTGTCGAAGTCCTGATGGAACGACAGGGACAGGGTGGAGTCCTCCAGCCCGGCGACACGGGTACGACCCCCGTCACCAAAAGCCGTCGTCTCGACCGCGTCAAAGTTCTGAGAAATCTCAACGCTGGCGATGTGGTCCGACAGGTCAACGCCGCCGAGCACAACCCCAACGTCGGTAAGGACGATGCGTGCCATTATTCCTGCTCCTCCGGCTCCTCAGCCGAGTTGTCTTCGATCACCGGGTCCACCGGCTTCTTCTTGCTCCGTGGACTAACCGGCACCTGTTCGGACGGCGTCCGCTTCTTCTCTGGTGCAAGATGGCCTCCTGCAACCAGCGCCTCAATGTTACACCCTGCGAGGTCGTCCGCACCAAGAACAGTGCCAGCAGGCCACGCAAGCCGACTGCTCGTAACTCGCCACATCATGCCACTACCTCCACGGTGAACTGAGCCGCAAGATACAGGGTATCCCCAACGCTCATAGACGAATAGTTACCCATCTCGGTAACACGACAAGTGTTCGCCACCCCACCCAAAGTCCGGTCAGACTCGATAGCAGCCTTGATGCTGTTCGGACCAACAATGAACCCGTCAAGGTTGTTCTGCGCCGCCCGGTCGTCTGCGCGGCCGACCAAAAGCATGATTGCGAAGAAGTAGGTGTCTGCGCCTCGGCGAGCGTTCAGGTCGTAAACGATGCGCTCGGGCATCACGATTGCGATAGGCGGACGGGGATTGTCTGGCACGGTCGCGGAAGTGCGGAGCCCCGAAATGTTGCCCATAGCGTTCGCAAGGCCCGTGCGAAGGTTGACGAGAGAGCTCATGCGACGCGGATACGCCGGTAGGGCGCAAGAAGCATCTCAACATCGGGATCGACGAAGCGCGATACGCGCATTGCGCCAATGTCGCCGAACCCTGCCACGCCCAGCGGAGAATCAAGTCGGGTGAACAGGCGGGACGCCTGAAGGATGGTCGCCTCTCGCACCGGGTCAGGGATGGCAGGCCACCCGTAGCGGGCGTACACGCGGACGGTCGGCTGGCCGCGCCACACCGGCCAGTAGCCGTCCTCATACGACCGGAGGCGGGTGAACGGCAGCGTCAGACCGTAAGTGACCGAGTTCACCGGCTCCGCAGCCCAGTCGATAGACAGCAGCGTCTTCGAGAACGTCCGGTCAAGGTCGTCATCCACCCGAACCTCAGTGACCTCCACACAGTCGTCAATCTGGACGATTCCGAACGTGTCGGTCGGAACGTAATCGCGGTAGGTGACGGCGGTTCCGGCGGCGGCGAACGTCCGGTCGCACCAGCCGTCAACCCAGCGGGAGGCAGAGTCAAGCGCCGTTTCCAGCAGCGTGTCGTCCACCGTGTCGCTAATACGCAGGGCGGACTTCAACTGGTTCAGCGTGGCGTAATCGGACATTACGAACCTCCGGGCCGGTGCAGTCTACAGCCGGTCAGCCTATTCGACCGCGCGGGCACTTGAACGTGTGACCTTCAAGGTTCAGATTCACAGTCGGAATCATGCTGTAAACGTTCACGTTCAGGGTGCGAAGATGCGCCGCGAGCTGGTTTGTGTGGGAAATCCAATGCCCGTTGATGAGCTGGTCGGTCTGATCGTTCGGCGAATTGACTTCGCTGTAGTCGCCTCCGTTGGTCTTGCCGTTCCACCAGCCGTGGTCCGCTGCGACCGTGATAATCGTTTCCGCGCCGAGCCACCATGCGCAGGCCATCGCCATGTGCAAGGTCGTTGTCCCGTGGAATAGCCGTTCTTCGCCGTCTTTCGGCCAATACTTCAAGAACGGGTTGAAGTCGAGCGACGGTGGCGGCGCGTCACGAATCGTGTTCTCGTCGCCGTCGAACTCTTTGCCGCCCCAGTTGCCGCCCTGCAACTTCCGGTCGGGGGCGATGACAAGCCCTTGCCAGTCTCGGGCACGCAGCCGGTCAGGATTATTCGCATACTGGCTAACTGTGATGGCGTCCTCGGACAGTCCGAACTGGGGTCCGACCAAGTTCATGGCGACTGTCGGTTTGTCATCAAAGAAGCGGGGGTCAAGCCATTCCCATGCGGCCGAAGAACCGACGACCCACACGGTTTCACCGGCCCACCTGTCCTTGATTTCGTTCAGACGCATACCCACCTCCAAAACATGTCCGCACACGATCCGATGTATTCAATGTTCTCGTCGGCACCCCTCACCGGAGTTCTGCCGACCAGACTGTTCGTGACCACCTCGCATCCGGCGATTTCGGCCTCAATGACCGTCGTCGGACACGGGTCAACGACGCCCTGAGACAGATGGACGAACCAGCGGGCACGCCCCATCGTCTCCAACACCTCCGCCCGAGGACGGTTCTTCAGGCCGACAAACGAGAGGCCGCGCGTCTCCGCCCATTCACGGGCCTGACGTTCGCCCTTATGCCAGATGTCCCTGCCAGCCCACAGAACAAAGTCTTCCTTCGGCACGTCACGAGGCACCACAGACGTGTCCCACCAGCCCGGGCACACCTCGTCATCACGATTCCCGAACGTTGACCGCATCAGGTCCGACGCCCAGACCACCCGGTCGGCACCGCCGAGTAGCGGCGCAACCTCGGGACGCTGCGGCGACATCAGCCACACCACCGGAGACAACCTTGCGAGCAGGTCTATGTCCGACCACGACAGAAACTCGGTCGCCGCAACCACAATCCGATCACACGCCTCAACGCCGGTCAAAGTCTGCCCAGCATTGAATCGGACAATCTCGACGCCTTCGGAAGCCTGCGTTCGCATCATGTCCTGAAGGAACTCTGCCCCGCCCGCATACCGTCCGGGCAGCAGACCCGCACGCGCAGGCGCGTCGTCAGGTTGAGGCCACTGGTGCGACACCCATGCGACCCTCATGCGAACGAATCCAGAAGCGGCACCCACCCCTCCTCGAACACCTTGTCTGCCGCATAGTCCTTGCAGAACTCCACCGCCTGCTCCGACACGGTCGCCCGAGGCCGCTCGTAAGCCTCATTCAGCGCCCGAACAATCGAATGAACCATCGGCGTAGCAAACCACTGAAGCTGGGTCGGATTCCACTGCGGCTGAACCTGCACGATCCAGCCGTCGCCGACAAGCTCGGGCTGTGCGGAGAAGTCGGAGACGATAACCGGCGTTCCGCAGGCTTGCGCCTCCAGCACCGGCAGGCCAAACCCTTCCCCGGCCGTAGCGGACAGCAGCACGTCCGACCGGGTGTAGATAGCCGCCATCATCTCGTCCGACACGCCCATCCGGTGTTCATACTGGTCAACGAACATGACCTTTTCCGGCGGGATGCCCGACGCCTTGATAAGCGCTACCAAATCGATACCAGACCCAGACCCGGTCGCATCCGTGTGGAGATAAAGCATCGCATCCGGCTTGTCCTGCGCGAACATGCCAAAAGCCAGAAGGTTCTCCCCCCACGCCTTCCGAGACGGCAACACACCCTTATTCGCGTTCGGGATGGTCACGACGAACTTGCCGGGCCACGGGTCCTGCTCCATCACGGACGGAGCCCAATGCTTTTCCAGCGCGTGCGGAATGTAATGATGCTCGATCCCGCGAGCTTCCATCGCAACCGACCCGTGCTTCGACATAGCGATAGGCGTCACAAAGTCCTTCACAAGCCAGTTCTCAACGGCAGGCGGCAGACCGGCATGGTCGATGGGAACCCATGAGACGACACCGTCCATGTCCTCCCAAGCAGACCCCTTCAGCACCCAAACGTCACACAGCGTCGTGAAGATGAGCGGAGAATCGGCTTCTTTGCGGACACGTCGGTAGTTCTCGAACATGATGTCGTGGGACCAAGTTTCGTATCCCATCGGGAAGACCCGAGCGGATTCCCACTTTCCCACACCGAGCAGCGAACCCCAGTTCGCCTGAACGGTCAGCGGATGACCACGTTTCCGCATCCGCCTTAGAACCTGAGCCGACTGCGTCCCATACCCGGTCGGCATAGCAGGATGGTTCGAGTACCAGTGGACCCGAGGATTACGAGTCTTACCCATTGCGCAGGCTTCCGTCAGGCGCAGGCGCTTGCTTCGGGGGCGGCCCACCCCTGCGCTGGCAGGCCGCCCCCGAAGACTAGCAGAGGGATCAGCTACCGCCCGCGAAATACTTCACGTTCGCGGACTGGCCGAGGTCACCCCAGACTCGCATGGAGACACGCCACACGACCTCGTCGGTGTCGAAGGCGAAGTCGTCGCTGCGCGCGACCTCGATGCCCCCGACCTGCCGGACGTGGTACGAGCTCATGTCACCGTAGATGACGGACTTCGCCGAGGCCGCGACCGCCGGAGCGAACGGGTTCTCAACGATGCGCTCGCCGAGGATGCGAGGCTCACCAGCCGCCCCGTACTCGAACAGGTAGCGCCCGTCGCCGTCCTTCAGCTTCCGAACAGCACCCAGCGTCGCACGGCTCATCTGGAGGGCCGTGGCCGGACGGGCCGCGACAGCCGAGTCAACCGAGTGGATCAGGTCGATCAGGTTGTCAGCGGTGAACGCCCCGGTCGCGGTGCCACCCGTGACGCCCGAACCGGCGGCGTCGAAGATGCCCTTCGGCTGGTCCGTGCCGGTGCCGACCGCGAGAAGGTCGTTGACCTTGTACCCGACAGCCTCACCGGCCTGACGGGCGAGGTACGAGACGAGGTCGATGCCGCTGTCCTGAATGATCTCGGACGAGGTGCGGAGGAGCACGCCAACCTTCTGGGCCTTCAGGGTGAACGACTCGCCAGTCGGGTTGTTGACGGCGAACTGCGCACCCTCGGCCGTGGCCGTGGCGGACGAGAACGCGGTCTGACGCGGCACCTTGATGTCGTTGCCAGACGCGGTGTTCAGGATGGTGTAGAGGCCCGGCTGGAACGCGGGACCCGTGTACCGGAGGATGGTCTGAATCTGGTCGTAGAAGCCCTGAGGGACGAGCTCGGCGTCCTGCGTGGTGCTCATGTCACCGGCAGTGCCGCGCGTCTCGAAGGTGTGACGACGCATCTCGCCCGTAAGCAGGCTCCGAAGAACGTCGTTGTCGGTGTTCGTCTCAATCTTGGACATGGAGACGGTCGGAACCTCGATGCGCTCCTCAGCGGCGCGAGCCTCGCGCTCGGCGTCGTTGCGGAAACGGAGGATCGACTCGTCGTAACGGTCAATGTCCGCGACGATGCGGTCGTACTGCGCCTGCTCCTCACCCGAAAGGTCACGGGCCTCGGAAGCGGCGTGGTCAAGAAGGCTCTTGGCCTCCTCCCACGCACGGTTGCGCAGCTCAACCTGTCGGTCGATGAACTGCTGCATGTGTCACCCCCATAAGGGACTAGAAGGATTTGATTTGGCCCCCGCGTGGGTAGCGGTACGGCAGTCCGCGTGGGTAGCGGCACATGCGAAAAAGGTTACCGAAAGTTTGTTCGGTTCACCACTTCTTCGCAAGAAGGTCGTGCTGCTTCTTCTTCAGAGCAATCATCTCAGCAGAGTTCGCCTCCTGCTTCGGAGTGGACTCCTTGATCGCGTTCAGCAGCAGGTCGGCCTTCGCCGGGTCCAGCTCCTCGCCCTCGGCCAGCGCGTCGAGCGCCTCGGTCAGTTCGTCCACAGCGATGCCGGTGCGCTCCGACAGCTTCTCCAGCGAACGGACAGCAGCAGTGGTCTGCGGGTAGGCAGGGAAGCCGGTAACGACGGAAACTTCGTGAAGGTTGATGCCGGTCAGAGTCCGCTCCATCCCATCGCCGCTCCACTTGTCACCGCCACGAGGAACAGTAAATCCGAAACTCATGGTCGAAACGACCCCGGAATCCATCAGGGCCTTCAGGTCCCGTGCGGCGGTGGTGTCGGGCAGATCAGCCTCAACCCGCAGGCCACGGTCGTCCTCCGTAAGACGAAGCGTGCCGGAACGCTTGGAGGCGAGCACCATGTCGGAGTTGTGGTTGATGTAGAGGCGCACGTCCTTGGAACGCTGGCGAAGGGACTTGCCGAACGCGCCGGGAGCGATTCGCTCGATGAACGGGAGCGGCTCGGACGGCACGTTGAACATTGCGGCGTAGCCGACGAACGTGTTGCCGTCGCCCTCGGAACGAATCTCGCCCTCGAACGAGCGGAACTCTGCCTTTGACCCCTTCGCACGGGGCTCTACGGGCGTAACCATCATTACACTCCTGTCGGCCTTCACCTGTTCAGCCTTCCGGTCGAACCAAGCGACTGCATCATCGTAGCGTGACCCGGTGGGAATCCCCCAAAGCAGATGGGCGACCGCCCCCGGCGTCGGATAACCATCCTCGTCAGGCCGCGCACCGTCCGCGTCTAGATCGGGACGGTGACGTGCAGCCCACGCGGAAGCACGCACGACCTTGTCCTCTGAGACTTCGCCGCGCGCCATCGCACGCGCCTCGGACACGGTACGAGGAACCACACCGTCGCCGGACAAGCCTTCCTCGTGATACTCGACGCCCTGCGACGCAGCCTCACGAATGTAAGACGGCACGCTCAGGTCAACCTGACGATCCTCTCCTTCGCGCGGCTCCCAAGCATCGCAATACCAGCCGCCCTCAACATACTCGTCCCAGCGGGTGCAGAACGCCCGCCCCTCATCGTCAAGGTTGGACTCGTCAAAGAACGCACAGTTGCCGCACGCACGGCCCTCCGGCACATCCTCCGACGTAGCAGGCCGGTAAGCGTCTGGCAGGTCGCGCTTGTAATCCTGCTTCTTCTTCCGCTCACCCTCGTAACTGCTGCCCTCAGATTGGGCGATAGCAAGCGCTTGATCTATGGCTTCCTGCTTGGTGTCGTGGCAGCCCATCACCTCACCGTCGTCCTTGACGGTGGCCCACCCCGCGCAGTCTGCGGCTTCGTCGGTGATGTAATACGGCATCAGCAGGACTTCTTGAACGCGACGTAAGACACATTATGCCCCGTCTTGGTCGAGATGAGGTACAGCCGGTCAAGCGGGTTCAGGTCGAACCGAATCGACTCCAACTTGTTGAGCTGGTAGCCGGTCGCCGTCGTCACATCAGGGCCGCCGACAAACACTTCATCCGTATTGTCGTTGTTGTGAATCTGAAGGGCGAACGGCATCACGCACGTCTCGGGAATCTCCGTCGCCACGGTTCCGACCGCGACCTTTCCACTAGTAACTGGCATTACTCGTCATCCTCCTGCACAGGCACCTCGGGCTGCTGAACCTGCACGGACGGCAGGCCGAACGACTCAACATCCAGACCCAGAAGTTCAGCGATGGAATCCGGCGTGTAACCGGAAATCGTAAGCGACTGCGCAGCACGAGCCTTCTGCTGAATAGCGATGACCTCGGCGTCCGTAAGCGGAACGTTCTGAAGGGGAACGCGATACTGGTCGCCAGCCTCCACCGGACCCTGATCCTCCAGCGCCCGCACATCATTGACCGACATGAACCCTGCGAGCAGCGCCGTGTTGTACGACGAATAACGGGTGGCAAGGTCTGCGCGGACGATAGACGACATGTTGAACTTGATGAACGTGGCCGGGTTCTCCAGCAGTTGCGCAAAGTGGTCTTCCAGCATCTCGACATACGGCTGGATCGTGTGCTGGCGGAAGAACAACTGCTGCTGCTCAATGCTGGCGAACGCCATCGCCGCGTTCTCCGAAACGCCCAGCATGAACGGCGGAACACGGAAGATACGGGCAATCTCCTCAACGGCGAACTTCCGCTGGTCTACAAGCTGCGAGTTCGTCGGGTCCACCGTCAGCGGGTTGAACTTCCCCCCGCCCCACAGCATCCCGACGCGGTGGGCGCGGCGCGGACCCTGATGGACCGAGTTCCAAGTGTCGCGGATTTCCTTCCGCTGCTCTGGCGTCAGCTTGTCAGGGAACTCCAGAACACCACCGGCATATGCGCCGTTGCCGAAGAACTGTGCCGCATACTCCTCCAGCGCCAGACCAAGGCCAAGCGACTCCTTCGCCTGCTCCACACGGGACACGCCGCGCAGTTCGCCCGGCATAAGCATCTCAGTCAGGTGAAGCATCTGGTCGGACGTGACGATGCGGTCGTTGCCGATGATGAACACCTTGCGGCCGTCCCGACGCTCAATACGGACGGTCTTCGGGTTCAGCGGGGTTAGATCAACAATCTCGTTGCCCGACCGGGTGATGAGGACAAAAGCGTTGCCGTCAAGCAGCAGGGAGACGAGCACCTGCTTCCAGAACGTCGTCTTCGGCATCTCGGTGGAAGGACGGTCGATCCAGCGGTCCTTCGGCCGGTACTGGAACCGCTCCCCATCGCGCCGCACATACTGGTCGTACGGCAGCGTGGAGATTGTGTCGGAGATGAGGCGGACACAGGCGTACACGGCAGACAGCCGCAGCGACGTTTCCTCGTTGACGGTCATGCCCGAGGCGGAGGGACGCTCAAACAGCATCCCCGAGCCAAAGAGTGTCTGGTATGCGCCTCGGCGCTCGAAAAGGTTATTCAGCACTCTGGCTCCGTTCCATCGCCAGTCCGAACGCGAGCACGCTCACGCCGAGCGTCAGCACGCCAGCGGCAGGCGTAACCATGAACGCGCCGACTGCCAGCAAAAGCATACCGAACACCTGCAAGATGGTTGCGGTCACAGCCACTCCATTCCAACATCAACCTCGGGCTGCTGCGCATGATACGCAGCCCTGTTGTAAGCGATGACGGCCGCGATTGCGGCGTCGATTTTCCTCGGGCTCGACTTGTCCTCTTTGGTGATGTACGCCCCTTGGGCGCTTTCTTTGAGGACGCTGTTCGAGATGTGACGGGCCAGCCCCGGACTGCCATCGTGCGTCAGACCCTCGTTCGAGGTCGCCTGATAGAACGACGAACAGGCTGCTGCCATTCGTTTCCGCACGAACGTGTTGAACGCGATGACCCGGTCGTCACCGTACTGCTCCATCCAGCGGGTGAGCTGCTGCGACCAGTACGGAGGGTCCGCCGACATCTCGACCACCTCGAACCTGCGGAACGCCTCGTGAACCTTCGCCTCCACCTGATCGTGGTCAACCGTCCACGCCACGTTACCGCCCGGATGCTCCCACAAGCCAAGCACGAACAGGTGCGGGATCGGTTCGACCGTTGCGGCCACCAGCGCGGTGGAGTCGCCCGAGTACGACCCGTCAAAGCCGAGGACGACTTTCGCACCGTCCTGCACGCGAATGTCGGCCTCCAGCGCCTCCCACGCCCCCGGCGGCAACCACCGTTCCTCGTCCGGCTCAACCCACATGTTCAGGTGATACCGGCAGAACTCGTGGAGGGGAACTTCGTGGAACCGGCGCATCAGGTCGTCCAGCCGCTTCCACGACTCAGGGTTGGCGTGCTCCAACGCCTCCAACCTGACCGTCTCATCCTCCAGACGATCCACGTCAACCTTCGGCTCACGCCACGAGAACAGCATCCCCCGGTCGTCAATCTCCCCAGACTCCACCCGCTTCCCATACTCGTACAGGGTCAGCCCGACCGACTCCTGCTTCGGATTACCTGCCGTCGTAATCGACAGCGACCACGCACCCTCACGCTTCGCCAGCCCATTCTCCAGAACCAGATGCACGCGGGCCTTGTTGCCGGTCCACTCGTGAACCTCGTCCGCGACGACGAACGTTGGCCGCAGCCCGTCGTTCGTGCCAGCGACGGCCGGAACTCGCTTCAGCACGCCAGACTCGCCAACCATCTGAATCTCGTTGTCAAATGTCTCGAAGAAGTCGGCAAGTGGCCCTTCGGTGATGCAGGCACGAGCTGCGGTGAACAGCAGGTCGGCCTGCTCGTAGGACGCCGCACCACAAACCACATACGGGTCTACGACCGGGCGGCCTCGCGCCTGCCCGTCCTCATCCCAATGCGAGAATCTGACCGGCCCCGCCATCTCGGCCAGAGCGACCCACGCAGCCCACTCAGTCTTGCGGGAGCCCTTGGGAAGCCCGCGCACGGCACGCCGCACGATCCGCTTCCCATCACTGTCAACCTCGTAGGCCCACAGCAGAAACCTTTTCTCCTCCGCCGTCAACTTGGCAGGCTGACCAAGAATGTCCCCCGGCCCATGAACACAATAATCCTCAATGAACGCAATCACGTCCGGCCCGAGGGTGTGCTTAGGCTTCGGCCTCATCCCACACCTCATCCACCGACACCGGCTTCGCCGCCAGCCGCTCGTTCAACGACGCTAGCGACATGTGCGCATCCGCAAACGTCACCCCCAACTTCAACCTTGACATTGGCGACAGCCCGAACCTGTCCTCCAACTGGCGCGCCTCCGCCTGAAACGTCTCGATCTGCTTGAACAGCGGGTTCGGCCGAGGCTGCTTCTGACTGCCCTCCACCACCCGGCCAGTCTCCTCAATCGCATCCCACAGTCGCTCCAACTCGTCATACAGCCGAAACAGCCTCCTCAAAGCCCCCTCATCAGACGGCTCAACATTCGACGCAAGCTTGGACTCCCAAAAAAAAGACCAACGTTCAACGGTCGAATCACGCCAGCTCGACTCCGGCGCAGGCGCAACAGGAACAGATCGCAATGGCACCACCACGTCCTTCGTCACCCGGTTCTGCCGCTGACCCGCAGGCTTCCTCGTAGGGGGCACCCCGAACCTCCGTCACGCGCTTGACAGGCAGCGTAGCAACCCCTCCCCCGCCCACCACTCCCCCGTTCTATACAGAAGAAAAAGTGGG